TAAATTCTGCTCTTGTAAATTCATCATTGAATTCGAACATAACGTTACGCGCAGCCAAAGCAATCGCTCGCTCAATAACCAGGAACAAACGACGTACGTTAATACGATCAAATGCTGATGGACGGGCCAATTTAGTTTTGTCACCAAAGAGTAATAGACCTTGACCAGGAATATTAGCAATTGGGTTAACACTGTTTCTGTATAGTACATCACGCTCTGCTTTATTAGGAGAGTATGCAATACCTGTTACACCAAGATACTGACCACGACGTGGACCAGCTGGTGAATACCATGCAGCTGCGCTTACATCAGTCGCTGCCATAATACCAGCAGTCGAAGACGCAGCCGGAATATGGATGAACTCATCATTGTATTTGTCATACACTTTAAGATAGTTGTTATCAACTATAAGATATGAAGATGATGTGAATGTTGCGGCAGTTGCAGTCGTATTAGTAACCGGAGTAGCAGAACCAATAATGTCTGAACGAGCAGGTGATGTAACAACAACACAGTCTTTACGAGTGCCTTGTGCAATACTTACTAGGTCGTTAACTATTGTTGTGGTGTCTGTACGCGAAGCCATTTGAGGAGCAATCAACATATCAACTTGGATATTGTCTTTGTCTTCAAAATTGTCGTAACCAGTGATATAATCACCGACGTCCATGTTCTCTGATTCGTCACCTTGGGTCAAAGAATAATCTTTGATAATCTGTGCAGCAGAAGATTTTTGGAAATCACGAGAATCAACAGCATCTTGGCCAGCCAAAGCAACACTATAGTCGGAATCAAAACCAGCACACCAGATATATCTAGAAGTTCTGTTGATTACGTCTTTAACGAAGTTCGTTGAACCGTCAGATGTTTTTGCGTTCTTAGCAACTGATAAGAATGGAAATGTTTCAAGAACAGTTCCACGAGTGCCAGTAAATAGACCATCTTGGTCAATAACTGCTACGTGCATCTCATCGTTAGTTGCATTCAAGCCTTCAGCAAAGTTAGATGTACCAGGAGCAGCGTCAAAGCTTGCTTGATGTGTCCAACTAGTAAATACTGTAGGTGCTGTAGCATTTGGACACACAGATATTTGAAGGCTATTGCCCAAAGATCCAGGCCAACGTGCAATAAATGTATGCTTGTCGCTGTCGAGGCCAGTTTTTGAAGTGTCGAACTGATCTGGGTTCGTGATACGAACATTTTTACCAGTTACTGCTTCACCAGCTTCTACGCTATATGCATTAAATCCGTCAGAGTCACCTAGGACCCGTACAACTTGTAATGCGTTTGTATACTTTAAAAAGTATGCGGCTGAATGGAAATCAACCGAGTTTATCTGTGATGGTGCACCAAAGGTAGTAACCAGACCAGACTCATTTGAAATGAGTGTCGGAGTGTTTACTGGGCCCCATCTAAAATTACCAACAAATCCACCAGTGGAAGAAGATACTGCAGGCACTGTGCCAGACGCGTCGACTTCTCTAACGGTAATTGCCGGAGATTCTGAAAATGCCATTTTTCGTTCCTCTCGAAAATTTAATTATATGCGATCCATAATAAGAAGATTTTTCACTTACAACTATTTATAATAAATTAGAAGTGTGTAGTTGCTTCGTATTCGATTGCCCAAGGGGAATCTTCATCCTCAGCTTTTAGTATATCATCTAATCCATCATCGATATAACCAAACCCCGGTAAATCGTTTTCAATTTCTTGCATTTTTCTTTTAAACATCATTTCTTTGATATTAATATCAGTCATATCTTGAAAATACTGAGTAGAAATAAAGTAACCAAACATAACAAGATTCATAACCAAGTCATCATGGTTACCCGAAGAAGCCTCGTAGGATTGCCCCTTAGCAGTGAATGTAGATATTTCCATAATAGTATTCTGGTCTACAATATGTAATTTATTACTCTCAAGTATATCTTTGAACGCCGAACAACCAAGCCTTTTAGTTTTACGAGTTATTTCAACACCTAGCCCATCAGACCTGACCGCTGATTCTACATGCATATTTTCATATTCTAGATCTTGGTACAATCCATTACATACAACGGTACCTTGATCATTTGATTCAATAACTACATATGCCTGATTGTAGGAAACTGCCCATTTATAAATAATATCGGGGAAGAGTAATGGAGAAATAGTATTGTTGCGATATACAGCCACCTGTTTAAATGGGCGTAAGCTAATGTCGATCACATTGAACGTAGAATAGTCCTGTCCTCTTCCTTTACTGACGTCACATAACATAATATATTCGTTACCTTTAATAGGCTCTTCGTATATTAAAAGATCTCCACCTTCACGGTGCAGCTTATAGTTTTCGGCTCTAAGCTTAAGTAATGTTTCGCCGTTAATAAGTGTATCACCGGTGCCAAAAAATGTATTACCAAACTCTTGATCAAATTGCAGTTGAGATGTATTACCAATTGTTTCTTCTTGCCAAGCCTTGTCTCGACCAGGAACGTCCCACCAATCAACCCTCATAGGTTTAAACTCGCTTACGCCTTGAAGTGCTGATTCCCATATCTTATGAAACACATTACCAATGCCATTGGCGGTTGATGTAATAATAACTTTAGTACTTTTACCAGAAGAAACAACAGGATAGGTTGATGTATAAAACTGAGCATCATTTTCCACAAATGCAAACTCGTCAAGATATAGCAGTGAGACTGACATACCACGAATTGACGAACCGGATGTTGCTGCAGCAATTATCCGAGAATTGTTTGAAAATTCGATTGAACCTTTATTCAAAGCCTTACAACCGGGCTGCAAGAAGAAAGGTAGATTTTCTAGCATAAGAGTAATACGACCTAACATCTCACGTGCGGTCGCACCCTTATTTGCCATAACAGCAATAACCTTTTCAGAATGGAATAATGCATACCAAAGTAAATACGCAACCGAACTGATTGACTTTCCAGATTGTCTGCATGCAAGAACGATATTAAATCTATTCTCGTTAAAGTGCTTAAACATTTGTTCTTGATAAGGATACAAGTTAAAAGGCACTAAGCCATCGTCTAGTGATATAACCTTACAATATGTGGTTGTAAAATAAGCTGGATTCTTCATGCATTTAGCATATTCTGCTACTTGCTCGTTAGTCCATTGTTGAACGACTCCGTCTCGTTTAACATTTACATTGCCAAGATATGTTTCATTCTTTGGTTGGAGATACATCTATAATTTTCTCATCATTTACATCTTGTAACATACGTTGCAGTTCAGTCGTTGATCCGACAAACACGTTGTTAGTAGTTCCACCCTCAATTGCTACAGGTGCTTTATCATTAGTATGAAATTCTTTTTTCTTCTTATGCATATCCATAAGATTACCACTAATGTCTGCCATATTTTTCATCATACCAGATAATACTTCAAAGGCTCTAGGATGTTCTGTCGCTCTCGCAACCTCCATCATATCTTCTAATGAAGATCCACCTTTTGACAATAGATCATGATATGTTTGACGAACCATTTCGAAATCGTCATCGGCTTGATTTTTATCCATTATGCACTATCTATCTCTGTTATCACTTCAAGGAATCCAAAGTCGCTATCTGGCCCGACGCCAGTAGGAGTTGGGGTTACAGTAATTGATTCAAGTGGTAAATCGCTATCAAGTAAGCCTGCGGTTTGGTTGAAAATATTAGTAATAGACTTAGTAATAATTCCACTTGTTGATGTCGGTCCATGGAATGTTATATGCATATCAAAATCTAAAGTGTAGATAATTGATCTTCGACCTTCCATGGGTCCTTCATAGTCGTCATTTAGGACTACGCCAGTTAAAACGACTGGTACGTCTTCTTTAACATCAGAAAAATCGTCAAACGGTTTAACTGATAATGTATATTGTGGGTTAAAATACGGAATAATTTGCTCAACTAGTTGTAGTGCGTCATCCTGATTTTTTGCATATATGCTAAGTTGGAAGCTCATAATATATGGACTGCCAGCATAAATTTTTTGTCTAGAAAGAACTGACCCGCCTGCTACAGCTTTTGCATAGTTATTTACTTTAGGCAATTGCCTTGAAGGGTCATAGGATACGTTAGTAATTTCAAAAGACATTCTTGGTAACTTAATAGCGACCTTAGTATCGGTTTCAAGATCAGCATTTTCCCTAATACGCTCAAGAAATTTTGCTCTAGGTCCATATGATAATGGAACCTTTTGAGTACTAATTACTCCACCACCAGCATCTTTTCTTAGAACGTATAGATTGTTAAACATTGCTCCAAATGTTGCAACTGCTTTGCGCGTACGCTGATGATAAAAATATGTACCAAACATTAGCTAGGATCTCCAAACGGATTGCTTTCACTGAAGTCTAAGAATCCAGCTCCGACAGTATCAAACGTCGTATTTTGTTCATTTTCAGATAGCTTATTGTCTTCAACAAAGGATGTAAGGGTTCCAACTGCATTAGTGTCATCTCCGGTGACCGTAAGAGTTGTAACCGGCAAATGGAACTTACCATCGTTTCCACCAAAGTGAATAATTGATAGAGCATTGGTGCTTGATACCCAACTTGATACTTCACCTGATAATATAACTCCACTAGCAGTCGTCTGTCGCACTCTCTCACCAACCTCAAAATCACCGGTGACTCCTGATAGAGTAAGATCAAATTCATATGCGTGATCTTGCTCAATACCATCTATTGTATTCAAACCAGTATCAAGATCTTCATCACTATATTCAAACAGTGAACATCTCATTTTAAAAGTAGGTAAATTTGCTAATTGATAAAATGGTGATTCATGTTCAACATGTGTGATTTCAAACATTGAATTGGTCATAGGGAGATAAATCAAATCACCCTCACGTGGACGCTCACCTGTTATCTCATTATTATTGCGTCCGACAGTGTGGTTCCATCGTTTCTTTGCAACAGTAAATGTAGCTTCGTCTCTAATCTCAACACCAAACTTACTGAATAGATCGCCTTCTCCTTCGAACCCATCGCTGTTGTCGATGTACATTTCTATTTTATAACTATTATTGAATTTTGAAGGAACATCTTCACCAAAAATTTTATTCTCGTTAACAATAGTCCTAGGCAAATAGTATAGGTCTTGCCCATACATTTTCAGAGATTCAATAATAATATCTTCGTATAGTCTCTGCTCGGATTTAACCGCGTCAGAGAAATATAAATTTCTGGCCATGGTTTAACCTACATAAAATGATGGTGGAAGTTCTTGCTCTAATCTTAAACGCTCTTTAAGCTGTTCAACATCACCTGTAGCATCTTCGTATATTTGACGGCCGTTAAGTGATACTCCGCCTGGGAGTTGCATACCTTCAAACTTAATAAGGTTTGCTCCCCATTGTTGTTTAATTAGCGCAGTCGTATAATCTTTAATAAACATATCATTGTATATTGAAGTATGTGTTTGAGGATCTATAGTCTGATAAACCTCAGCTACGATATAATCTCCGGCTTTAATATCTTTATCTTGGAAATCACCGTGAACATACAACCTGTTTTGCCTCCGAGCAAACGTGACTTGAGGCGTTCCGTTAAGCTTCATATCGAGCATCGATAGATATTGTTGAGTTTGCTCATAATATGCAATTCCACCAACAACCGAATTAAGATCCCACATGTCATTAAGCATTAATTGATATTTGACGTCAAAGAAGTTTCTTGATGCTGATGACGTGTGAATAGGAAAAAGTCTAGCGATATATATAATATTAGAACTAATGGGAATATATTCATTAGTCACATCGTCAGCAGTAACTAAGTGTTTAAAATATGTTTTAACTGTAGCATCTGAATGATATTCTTGATAAAGCTGGATAGCCTCATCAACTCTGTCTTCCAGTTGATCTTCGTCTACGTTAATTTCGATAACCGGATCACCTAGCTTTCGCTTACAGTATTCGATCAATGTGTCTCTACTATTAGGAGAAGCCATGTTTTATATCCTCAATTCTTCAGTGTTACATCTATTTATACGTTTACAACAATGCTAAAATGTGGTATAATCAACTATGAAAACAGTATTTACAAACGGATGCTTTGATATTTTGCATCGAGGCCACCTAGATTATCTAGAAAGATCAAGAAATCTAGGTGATAGACTAATAGTTGGCATAAATTCTGATGAGTCTATACGAAGACTTAAAGGCAATTCAAGGCCAATTAATAATGAAGAAGATAGAAGATATATGCTAAAATCATTGCGTTTTGTAGATCATGTATACATATTCTACGAAGACACCCCGCATGAACTAATTAAACAATTAAAACCAGACGTACTTACTAAGGGTGGTGATTACCAAATTGACCAGATTGTAGGAAGAGACATAGCAAAATTAACTGTCTCACTAAAATTACGTGATGGTTATTCTACTACTAATATTATTAAAAGGATTTGTGATGGCACGGCTTGAAGGAATGGTAGAAAAAGGATGGGGGCACGAACTTATTTTTGCTACTAACGATAAGTATTGTGGTAAGCTTTTAAATTTTAATAAGGGTGCTAAATTCTCTATGCATTTTCATGCAATAAAGGATGAGACTTGGTTAGTGTTTGAAGGCATATTTGACGTTTTAACTATAAACACTATTGATGCATCTGTTAAAAAACAGAGATTAAAAGCCGGAGATTCACTTAGAATTGAGCCACTTGTTCCGCATCAGTTATTTTGTATCGAAGAAGGTACTATAATTGAAGTGTCCTCGCCAGACTCAGTTGAAGATAACTATAGGGTTGCTAAAGGCGACAGCCAAAAATGATAATATGGGGTATGGTAGGAGGTTGCCATGATGCTACAATTTCAATTTTTAAAGATAACACGTGTGTTAAGACATACTATTCAACTGAAAACAGGCATAGCCAAAATTTAATAAATAAAGCTTTTAATTATGGCAAACCAGACTTAGTTGTATGGTACGAAAAGCCTTGGGCTAAGGCAATACGCCAATGGTTAGTTGGTCAGCCTAAACCATTTAAGCGTAATAATATCCGCAAGTATTTGCGGGGGCTAGGAATAACCTGTAAATATAGAACTGTATGGCATCACGAATCTCACGCAGCTCATTACTATAAGACTGATAAAACTCCTAGCGTAATAGTTGTCATAGATGCAGTCGGTGAATTTAGTTGTACGTCTATATGGACAACTGAGAATGGTAAGCTTACACAAAGAAAATCAGTTAAATATCCTAATAGCCTAGGTCTATTTTATTCTTCTATGACTCAAAGATGCGGATTTAAACCGTCAGTCGATGAAAGTAAATTAGAAAAGTTCGGCAAGGGATATGCCACCGATTTAGTGATAGATAGCATATATAAGGATTTAGTGTTTAAAGAATGCTCAGAGCCATTATTTAAAATTAATATGCATAGAGGCATAGGTAATTGGAAACCATCTTATAGCAAAAAGGAAATTGCTGGTTCAACACAAGTTGTATTTGAAAATATGTGTCGCAATTTAATAGAATACGCAATAAGCTACTACGACAGACCACGATTAATTGTTACAGGTGGATGTGCATTTAATAAGGGTTTACAAAAAATATTACATGAAGAATATAATGCATATATTCCAGAAAATCCAGGAGACGCCGGATCTGCAGAAACTGCAGTATTAGCGTATTTAAATAGATGATTGATATTACTCCATTCTCTACCACGATAAGCAAAGCTAAAGAAGAAGGAAAATACCGAGTGTTCAACGATATTATTCGTGAACGAGGTAAGTTTCCTAAAGCAATTTGGTATGGCAAATACGCTATTAAAGAGATAGTTAATTGGTGTAGCAATGACTATTTAGGTATGGGTCAGCACAAAGTCGTAATTGATGCTATGCATACAGCCCTAGATCAAACAGGCGCGGGCTCAGGAGGCACTAGAAATATATCTGGTACTTCACACTATCATGTAGCCTTAGAACATGAGATAGCTAAACTGCATAAAAAAGAATCTGCATTACTATTCTCAAGTGCGTTTGTTGCAAATGAATGGTCACTTATAGCGTTGTCTCGCATCAATAAGAATATATGTTGGGTAAGTGATAGCAAAAACCATGCAAGTCTCATTCAAGGTATGAGACATAGTAGATGTGAGATCTTTAAGTTTGAGCATAATAATTTAATGGATCTTGATATTAAATTAGAAGAAGCCACACTAGCTGGCTTTACTCCATGTATTGTCTTTGAATCAATTTATAGTATGGACGGAGATATTTCAGATATTGATGCTATATGTGATTTAGCTGAAAAGTATGAAGCCATAACATATATCGATGAAGTACACGGTGTTGGTTTATACGGTGATAGTGCAGCAGGCAAGCTTGATGAGCTTGGTTTAGAAGACCGAGTTGATATTGTAAATGGCACTTTAGGTAAAGCTTATGGTGTAACCGGTGGTTATATTGCTGGTAATAGAACTGTTATCGATGCTATAAGGTTAGAAGCAAGTGGTTTTATTTTTACTACAAGTATTTCACCAGTTATATGTGCTGGTGCATT